CTTCGGCCATCTTCTTCTCCTATTTGTATTGACTATCTACTAATGCCCTATGGGCAACATCACTGCCTCCAATCATGTAATATGCAGCTCCTGTGTTGTCTGCAATTGTGTTATCTGGTATTATATCACTCGTAAAGAAATTAGGGATATCTGGAATTGTTCTCTGAACACTAAAGAATGATCTAGAGTTTCCTAACGCACCCATCACCACAAGTGTTCGTATCTGGTTCGTTGAGTCATAACGACCTTTATCTCCCATACTCTTTACTATTTTACGTGCAACCTTTTGTTTTGCATCCTTCTTTGCTTGTTTTACGCTCTTCGATTTACTTTTACTCCCACCGGCAGCCTTTCCAGCCTTTGGGGACTCTCGTACATCTCCGTCACCTTCCTGTGACTCTGACTCTGCGGTTTGCTCTGGTTGTTCATCCGACTGTGCATCAGTTCCCTCTGATTCTCCACTTCCTTCATTAGATTCACTAGGTTCTGCCTCTGTTGTTTGTTCTGTAGATTCTGTTTCAGTTGTTGATTCTGACTGTGGTTCGGGTTCAACATCTGCACTGGCTCCACTCTCCGTTGACGAGGCTGTTTGTAAATCTCCTGTAGCATTATCCATCTCCACTTCTATATTTGCGACTTCTGTTTGTGTTTCCATTGGGCCTGTTTCTACTGGTGCTTCAAAGGTAGGAACCTCTATTGATGCAACCTCTACAGGAGCCATTTCTATACTAGTCTCCATACCACCTGTATCTGCGGCAGGAAGTTCTATAGTAAAAGAGTCAACCTCATTTCCTATAGGGTCATTTATCGTAATCTCAAATGATTGTGGTTCCGTTATAACATCAGTTGCAGCTTCTATCTGTTGATTGACAACATCCATTGCTTCATCGACAGCAGCTGCAATCACATCAAGTGTTGCCTGTGTTGTATATGTCACAGCTAAATGTACGTTGTCTGCTCTTGGGCCACCCCAACCACCACCAGTAAATCCTTCATCTATACCGTACAACCTTAGAGTTGCAATTGCAGAGGTATAGTCGTTTGATGGTACTGTGCTTGTATAATTATCATACGTGCTTGTATCCCACCCTGTCCACGATATGTCTTTATACTCATGTTCAAATTGATGAAGTTGATTTCCTGCTGAATCTTTGATGGTAAGTGTGATACTAAATGTGTCCTTACAGTCTTGTCCTTGCACTCCACTACAAACTGGAACAGTGGCATTGTTGGAATATGAATACACATCTGCACCATATTTTAAATCAAAACCGTTGTTTACCTCATCTTGAGTCATAGTATCAAATAGATCAACAGACTGACTAATCGCACCACCTCTTTTATCCGTCATCACAGCATTACCACCAAATGGCCCACAAGTATCACATACGTAACCATCACCCTCTACTGTCCACTCAGGAACAGTGGTTGTGTTAGTTGAGTCCTCAAATCCTCTATTTTTTAATAATTGATCAGAGGTGGTTTCCTCTGCTTTAGAATAAGAAAGTGGGAACACCAAAGAAAAGACCAATAGCACCAACGAAAGTTGCGGCAGGAACCCACCCAAACTCTTCTGGTGCTTCAGTAATTCTTTCCTCTTCGGAATAGTCATCAGGGTTTTCATATTCACTTATCCCTGTGACTCTTTTTTTTTAAACACTTTACTATCTGCTGGTGCATCTTCTGGGTTTTCTTCCCAAGATTTCTTTGCATCATCACCGATTGCACCTTTATATGGACAAGGTGTTCCAGCCATCCACATGGCATCAAATGCACGAGCATCCTGACACAACATAGACACAGCAGCAACCTTCATGCCCATTCCGTACATGGAACGTGCAAGTTTAAGTCTCTCACAGTTTTCATCTGTGACAGTGATGCCAGATGCAAAACCTAGAATCTGTGTTTGTATCGCAGCCGATGCAGCACTCTTACACACATCACTATTATTAATGACAATGGATGGAGCAGATGCAGTTGGTGGTGCCTTGTCTACTACTGTAGAAGAAACCGTTGTGTTAGTATCTGCCGCATATAATATAGAAGGAAATAGTGCCACAAAAGCTGTCATAACAAAAAGTTTGAAAGCTTTCATAGGTTCTCCTTAGTTACTCTCTACCTTCATATAAGTATTTATATATTAAATTTCTATTTTAAGTGAATCTTAACGAAATATTCTGCATCAACCACTACTAATGGTTTTTGATTATTACGTTTAATAAAAACTACAGGTTCATAGTCACCAGAATTTTCAGTTGCTTGTTCATATGATTTCCATATATTTATGGATTCTTGATTTTTACACTCAATAGAATAAGGGAACTTTTCTCTTGCAGCTCGAGCCATGATGAGGTCTTCACCACCAGCACCCATACTACGAGATTCTATATCTTCGGGGTGTACGTCTAACTGTTCGATTAGTTGGTCACGAACCCACTGTTGAAATCTACGACCTTTTGCTTTAGCACTTTGTGTTTTCATAATCTTTCCTAAAGATAACCTGTCTGCAATCTTCATCCCAAAGACCATAAATTTTTTTGTGACATCCAGCGCATGATGCAGAACCAGATGATTTTGGTAACAGATTAACTATTTCTCTATCGCACCACTTACAAGTTTCATTAGTCTTCATCTTCCCATTCCATATCATCTTCTAATTCATCAGAAAGGTCTGCACCACAAAAAGTACAATGAAGAACAACATAGTAAGTCTCATTTAAATTATGTTTTATTTGATACTCTGCTTCACAAGATTCACACACTATTAATTTCATATATTAAATCTCACATCCACCAGCAACACAAGCTAATTCTTGAGCACCGATTGTCATATCAGTTTTTTCATAGTCTCCAAGTTTAGACCAATCAATTTCTTTGGGCATTTTATTCAACAACATTTCAAACTCTTCTTTTGCAACATCTTGATATGGTGCTTGTTTATATGTATGTTCTGAAAATGGAAGGAAACTCACACCACTCATCATGTCAAAGTTATCGTATACCCATGCACCAACTTCAAGCCACTCATTCTCTTTAACAGAGATAGTCACAGAAGGTTTGTGTTCACACCAGTTTTCCTGATAGACTTTCCACAACTTCAATTGGTCAATCGCAGTCATGTCTGTACGAAATACTGCATCCTTATTAACACTCATAGGAAAAGAGAACACTGCTGTATGACTAGGATTCATTACATCATCTTCTACAGGGAAACCCATATCCGTCATCATCTTAGTAAGTGGGTCTTTCTTATCACCACGCACTGTACGAACATAAAAAGGATTGTGTCTTGCATGAATACCAGAAGCTGCATCTACTAACTGACTTACTGTACCAGATGGTTTAACACAAGTAACTGCTACAGATTGATTGATACCAATCTTCTTTGCAAACTCCTCGTTAGTTTTAACTGCCTGATCTTTTAGGTCTTGCAGTATGGATGGTAGTTCATTACTTGAACCTTTACCATTGAGAAGTTTGTTGTCCATAATACCAGTAAGAGAGACTCCTAAAAGTCTCTCTTCTTCGCAATTATTTCTCCAGACTGATGATACGTACTTGAAATTCACAAGGGTTGATTGAATTGTACCAAGAATAGTAGCAAGTCGCACTTTCTCCATAAGTGTTTCTTTAGTGTCAGTAGAACGCACCACCACCTCTGAAAGATTACAAAACTCTCTACTACGCAAAATAATTTCTGAACATGGGTTTGTTCCAAAGTCCTGATCTGCATCTCTACGACCATTCTTTGCGGCTTGTTTCATTGCACTTTCACGATTAAAGATACCACGCTCACCAGACTTTGATTCGTATAATGCTTTCCATTCATCCATAAATGTACCGATATCTGGTTTCTCTGTATAACAAGCAGAGTTATTTGCCAATGCACGTTGTGGTTCTGTATTCCACCACTGACCCGACTTTGCGGCTCTCATACGGTCATCTGAGAGGTTAGAGAGACTTATGAGTGCGCTTCGTCTTACACCCCCTACTACAACTACCTCTGCAATCTTACAAACAAGATCATGACATTCGATAGAAGATAACTTACGGCCAGGTGCATTTTTAAAGATATTTACAGCAAAATTGAATAATGACTCTAGTGGTTCTGGGCCTGACGCTCGACCACCAAATGTTTTAAGAGGAGAACCAGCAGGACGAATCTTAGATAAATCCCAACGAGGAATCTGACCAATATACAACATACCAACAAGTTCTTTAAGTCCCTTTGCCCATCCTAACTTAGAATCTGCAATCGTGATAGTAGTTTCTGTGTGATGAAAGTCATCTGCAACGTGAGGTAGTTGTGCAACGTGTTGACGTTCTACACTAAATCCAACACCTGTACCATTCATCAGAATGTAAAGGATTTCATCAAATGCATGAACACGATTGACTGCAACATAGGAACAATTATAACCAGCAATGTTTTCACGTTTGAGTGCTTCACCAGCAGTCATAAGACAACGCATTGAAGGCATCACACGTAAATCTAATACAGCATCCTCTAGTTCTTTTCTTAGACTGTCACTTAAATTAAATTCATGTAAATCTTTTAAATGACCTTTGAAGAAATCAAAATACCTTGCAACTGTTTCATCCCACGTTTCTCTTCTTCCTTTATCCGGCAACCAACGTGAATATCTTGATAGGTGAATAAATTCTTGGTATGGTGTAGGTAGATAGTTGCTAGTCATTTATTTTTCTCCATGTTGCAAACCTAACTGCCGCTGATGCAGATTGGTATGTGTTATTTTTAATTATCTTCTGTACTTCCTCTTTGGTGTATCCACCCAAAATCATATCATTGATATCTTTGTATTTCATCGTATCTGGCCAAAGACAAATCTTAACCCCACTTTTAATTGTCTTTTTTATTAATTTACATATCTCCTTGTTTCTTGGTTCATTATCAAATACTACTGTAAAGTCACAATTCAAACTAGGCATATCTGCACCAGCAACTGCAATACAGTTATCTAAAAATAAACTATCAAGGGGGCCTTCAACTACATAAACTTCTTCTTTTTTATTCACTCTGTCTAAACCAAAAATCTTATCCCTATCCTGTAACTTGATAGTTAGATATTTTGGTTGTTCATTTCCAAAGGCTCTGCCTTGATATGCAAATATTTCTCCTTCTTCATTTCTAAACGGTATCAACAACCTTGGATGATCGCCATCTAAGGAAGGAAACTTATTTGGTATTAACTTATTTGTAAACTTATAAAATTCGGAACAGAGAAATAAATCTTTGTAAGAGTTTTTAGGTAGTTTTCTTTGTTCAACAATTTTTCTAGCAGGATGTTCATGGGGAAGTTCTGATATTGATTTGAGTTCTTTAACAATTGACTCAGAACTTGGTTCCAGTTTTTTCCCTTTTGAAGATTTATTTTTGTTGAATACTGGTGCATTAAATTTAAACTCTGGCTTTGGAGTGATCGTATCACTCCCTGTTTTATATCTCTCCATTATATAGTCTTTGTAAGTATTCAAGTCTAGATACTCAATCAACTTACCAAGTGTAGCACCTACACCACAATTATGACACTTATAGAACAGGTCATTCTTTTTACGAAACACGAAACCTCGAGCCTTTGTGCGGTTCTTTTTAGAGTCACCACAATAAGGACAACGAAAATTCCAAAGAAAATCACCCTTCTTCTTAAATTGTTGAAGATAGGGTGATATGAGATTCACATACTTTACATCAATATAACTTTGCATTATAGTATCATATACTATTCAAAGGTAAATGTCAACCTCCTATTACCATATATTTTTGCAATACAAATCCTACAATTATAGAACCACCTATGATGAGCCATCTCCAGCGTTCTAGAACACCTACCCTGTTACTCAATTCTTCTCGTATTTTTTGAATTTCTTTATTCTGTTCAGCGTGTTGTGCAGCTGCACTAACCATTATCTCTTTAGTATTTGTTGTGACTCTGGAGTGTAAATCATCTATTTTAGTTAAAAGTTCTGACCTACGACTTTCTATTTGTTTCTCCAGTTCTACACTTGAATCTTCCTGTCTTGAAAGTTTTTCTTCGTGAACTGCAAGCATACGATTAATGCAGTTGGAAACATCGGTTAACTTATCAATGGCCACATCAAGTCTACCATGAATAGATTTGATATCCTCTATGTCACGTTTGATTAGTTGAACCTCTGTTTCCAAATCTGCCATAATTAATTGTCCTTACAAATAGACCAAACGCCCCAAGCTAGAGCACCCCAAACAACTACTTGTGTTAGGGGAATTGCAAACCAAATAACCGCAACTGCTGCAGCGGTAACGATTGCACCTTGGTGACTTGACGCTTCTTTAATTCGTCTAGATATCCAATTCGCTATCATTTCTTTTTCTCCTTTTCCAGTTTCTTTAATCTGGCTTCTAACTTTTCAATTCTTAGCGCTACATTAGGATACTTCTTCTTCCAATCCTCTTCATCTTGCAGTACCTTCAAACCCAATTTTTTAGAAGCCCATGTCGAAACATCGTCAACTTTCTTGTAGAACCACATACCTAACTTGGTCTGTGAAAACCAACTATCGGCAGCGTTTCCTAGAACACTTCCTGCTATTGCAGATACTAACCAGAACCACATTTTAATCTCCAAAAATTGTTAAATATTTAATTAGAGCTGAACAACCAGAAGTAGATAAAACTACAATTCCTAGTGTTACTATTCTGCACAACATTCGCATAAATTTTCCTCCGTACATTCACAAGGGTCACAATCACAATCTAAACTTTTACATTTTTCATTATCGCAAGCCATTTCTATCTCCTTACTAAGGCAAAGACTGCCGGTAAGTTGCGAGACAGTTATCGCAACTACAGTTTCTACAAACTTCTATTTCAGTTCCAGACCTGTCCACATCTTTTCTTAAAGGAACGCCACAATGAGATTCGTGGCCACAATTCTTACATCTAGTCATTTACTTTGCAGACCAACGACCAAACAAACGAACCGCCCAATAGGCTGGATACATTTTCCAGAAAGGTACTTTTGGGTCAGCAGACTTCATACCCAACAAAAATATTTTGTCAGATAGAACCTTTGCTGCTTTCCATTTCCAATACCAATTACTACTCATACCATGGCCTGAACTATAGTAATGTCTAAGTTTTGCATAAAGATGATCGTGAATAATAGCAGCACGAGCAACATCCCAAGGTGAAATCAATGCCCATATAATTCTTGGAGTAGACGCAAGGTCTGTTCTCATTCCCTTTGTGCAAGTAATCACACCCGAATCTTTAATGTTTGCTCCAACATCTCTGAGAAGTTTAACTTGTTCTTTAGTAAGAGTACCCTCTCTAAATCCTAAGTCCTCTTCTAACTTCCATGTCTTAGGTGGAGTGAACTCCGCTGTTATTTTGTTAGTAAAACTTCCCATAAATTTCTCCTATAATTGTTTATTCAGTTCTGCAATCATATGAGCTTTAGTTTTTCTTCTATCTAAAATAATACCATTTTCTTCTGCCCACTCATCTAAAGCTTTCTTTGACATCTTTTTAAAATCTGGAAGTTCTACTTCCTCATGCGTATGTGGCTCGTCACCATCTTCGTGATCATGTGTCGTACCGTCTTCATGGTGATGATGAGGTTCATCACCGCCTTCATGAGAATGAACTGTTCCATCATCGTGTTCATGTTCATCTTCATGATGACCATCTTCGTGTGGATGAGAATGAACAGTACCGTCATCGTGTTCGTGTTCATGTTCGTGTGCATCAGGATCAATATCTAATTCTAATTCTGGTTCTGGCACTCCTAAACTTCCCATATAATTTTCAAAGCTAACTTGTTCTTGCGAAGATGTTCCCCATTCAGTTATGGTACAATCTCCCTTTTCAATATCAGACTTAATTACTCCATCAGATACTTTTGCAACGATAGACTTTCTATCTGCTCTTTCATTTCTAATTTCAACACCAATTTCTGAAGCCAAATCAATCAGGTAAGAATTGGAGTATTTGGCATCACTGTTCCACTTTTCAATGATATCCCATTTTACTTTTGCATAACTTGTCATTTCTTCACCTTTTCCTTTTCTCTTGGTTTAACTGCTTCTTCATAGTAAATAATAATCTCTTTCTGTTGTTCAATGTATCTTTTAATCTCTGCCATGTTTAATGCGAGTGTTTCGTAATCTTTTACACTTAATACATATGCAACTAAAGGATCACCATTTTCTTTTTGAAACTTCTCTTTAAACTCTTTAAAATTCTCTTCTGTAACTACCCACCATTTCATAGTGGTATTCATTCTGATAGGTTGAGGACGATTTTGTGTAGGTATGTTTCTTTCTACCTCTACCGTCTGAACTTCAATTTGTGTAAGTTTGGGCCAAGACCAAGAACTGCAACCACTAATTACTAGGGATAGCAGTAATAGACTCGAAACTTTCAAGCACTTCTTTAGATGCATTATTAATCTTCCTTTCCCAAACTGCTGGTTCTTCAGCACTTAACTTAGTAAGATTTATCTTTCTTAACTTACTTAGTAGTTGGTTCTTATATTTATTCGCATTAACCAACTTAGTTTGCAATCTACTATTTAGTTCTGCATACTTCTTCGCATCTGCTTGTAGAGTATCTATAGTGTTCTTCTGCAACTTTGCAGCAGTTTCTAGTTTTGCACTGTTCTTTGTCAACGTCTGAATACGTGTTTGTGTGTCCTTATAGTAGTAGTAACCGCCATAGACAACACCACCAACAAGACCAAGAACAACTATTAACATATAAACTTTTAACATATTACTTCCTATTTATCCTAAGGCAATTGCTAGTGCTGTTGCTTCTCCAGCAACATCATCTGTTGTTGCAACAGTTCCAGTTGTACTTCCTAAAGTAAGAGTAACATCTGCTGTAGATGCTGGGCCAATCAAAGTTACTTTGTTTGTTCCGTTGCCACTATTTTCAAAAAATTCTACAAATCCTGCTGAAGATGAACCATTCTTTACAGATAGTCCAACACTGTGTACGTCTTTTTGTGAGAATGTTGTTACACCATCAGATGCGATTGTAATAGCATCTGCATCAGAAGCAGAACCTATCGTGCCACCATCCTTAATAAGAATATCGTCTTTAAACGTAACTATACCAGTAGAGGCAAGTGTCATTACATCTGCAACTGAAGCATTACCTATTGTACCACCATCTTT